GGGATTATTTCACCCTCAGAGAGCGAATTGTCACAGTGACGAAGCAGGTTGGCTATCTTCAGGACTACATCAAAGAGCAGTGTCTGCAATAAGTTGTGTGCAATTTCTTTCTTTGATTGATTCTGCGTGTCTTTGGCCTAGTTTACTGGTTTTTAATTTATGTGGCAGAGGTTGAATTGCTATTTTTCATCCCCATAAGTTCAACGTACCCCACAGAGAGGGTACTAATACTAAGGAAGAAAAATGACTCACATACAGCAACTTATAACTTTAGCAGACCCGCTAATTCCTTTTAAAAACACCTCCGATGCGCAGGCTTTTTTGGATCAATATTCTTTGGATGATCAGGCTGCACTCGTGACCGCGCTTTACGTTGGCCGCGACCACATTCATTTGGATACGCTTAACAGCGACTGCTTAAATTCGGGAGTACCTTTCGATCGTTACTTCCACACTGGTGGCGGACATGGCATTCGCTGGTTAATTTCCCCTAAAGATTTTGCAACTATTCTCTATGAGAAGAACACTAATTTGCGCACTTACTATCAATCGTTCTTACGCTGCGCTAATGGTTCTGGTTTTAATCTCAGCCTCTTCTGAGGCTGAGGATAAAGCCGTTTCATAAGTGTTTCATAAACCGCCTTCGGGCGGTTTTTTATTGGCAATCACATGGGTCCTCCCGTCGGGGGGACCTACCACGGGGCGGCGCGCTCGCGGGAAACGGCTAGTTTTTCGGATCCAGGGTCATCATCATCATGTTCGCAGGTCTTTGATTTAATTAGAGGCCATCTTCGCTAGATGTCGAATCGTTCAAAAAGTGTTCACCATCATGGACCAGGAAATTGCCACTTTAAAACTCAATATCAACCAGCTGGCAGGGATAACCGGCGTACACCGTCAGACGGTTGCCGCGAGACTGAAAAATGTTGAACCTGCTCCAGGCAGCAACAGCAAGTTAAAGCTCTATCTGGTGACCGACATTCTGACCGAACTGATGATCCCTACCGTTTCGGCCAACATTGATGATATGCCCCCCTCTGACAGGCTGTCCCACTGGAAAGCTGAGAACGAGAGGCTGAAGTTCGAACAGGATACGGGGCAGTTAATACCCGCAGATGAAGTGGCGCGAGAATTCTCATTGATGGCGAAAGCCGTCGTCATGGTACTTGAAACCCTCCCGGATGTGCTCGAGCGCGACTGTGCCTTAACGCCTGCTGCGGTGGTTCGTGTGCAAAGCGTTATCGATGATCTGCGCGACCAGATGGCGGAGAGGGTGCAGGACGCTGAAAAAGAGGAGGAAGAGCCTGAGGAGGACTGATGGCAAAGCGGGCATCCGCCAGAGACATCCGCCGCGATGTTTCCGGTATTTTACGAGCCCCGCGTCGTATGCCGGTGGCCGATGCGGTCAGTACTTATATGCGCGTGCCAATGGGGGCGGGAAACTCAGTTCCGTGGGATCCGGATCTGGCACCCTATGTGATTGAGCCGATGAACTGCCTGGCATCGCGTGAATACGATGCGGTGGTGTTTGTGGGCCCGGCACGAACGGGTAAAACCATCGGGCTGATTGACGGCTGGATTGTTTATAACATTGTCTGCGATCCGGCAGATATGCTTGTGATTCAGGTATCTGAGGAAAAAGCGCGCGAGCATTCCAAAAAACGCCTGGACCGTACTTTTCGCTGCAGCCCTGAAGTTAAAACCCGGCTGAGCCCAAGACGTAACGATAACAACGTCTACGACCGAACATTTCGCGCCGGTAACTATCTGAAGCTGGGCTGGCCATCCGTCAATATCATGTCGTCCTCGGACTATAAGAGTGTGGCGCTGACGGATTATGACCGCTTTCCTGAAGATATCGACGGGGAGGGGGATGCTTTTTCACTGGCATCGAAGCGTACCACGACATTCATGTCCTCCGGGATGACGCTGGTTGAAAGCTCGCCCGGGAGGGATATCAGAGACACAAAATGGCGGCGCTCAACGCCCCATGAAGCCCCTCCGACCACCGGAATTTTATCGCTCTATAACCGTGGTGACCGCCGTCGTCTTTATTGGCCATGCCCGCATTGCGGCGAATATTTCCAGCCGGAAATGGACAATATGACCGGATACCGCGACAGCAGCGATCCTGTGCTTGCCAGCGAAGCGGCGTTTCTTCAGTGCCCTGCCTGTAAAGGCAGGATCACGCCTGACATGAAGCGTGCGCTGAACATGAAATGTGTCTGGCTCCGGGACGGGCAAACCATCGACAGTAAAGGCCAGGTTAGCGGTGATGGCCGTCGTTCCCGTATTGCCTCCTTCTGGATGGAAGGTCCGGCAGCTGCTTACCAGACCTGGGCGCAGCTTATTTATAAGTTCCTGACAGCCGAGCAGGAATACGAATCCACGCGCAGCGAAGAAACCCTGAAGACGGTGATTAACACCGATTTCGGCAGGCCCTATTTGCCGCGGGCCAGCATGGAGCAGCGTAAAAGTGAATTGCTCGAGCAGCGTGCCGAAGAAGTCCCAAAACGTTCGGTACCGGACGGCGTTCAGTTTCTCACCGCGACCGTGGACGTGCAGGCCGGGCGCAACCGGCGTTTTGTTGTGCAGATTACGGGTTATGGAAGTATGGGGGAGCGCTGGATAGTTGACCGTTACAACATCCGGCATTCGCTGCGCTGCGACGGAAACGGGGAAAGCTTACAGGTGGATCCGGCGAGCTACCCGGAGGACTGGGATCTTTTACTCACCGATGTCTTTGATAAAACGTGGCCACTCGCAGCTGACCCGTCAAAGGGAATGAGGCTGATGTCGATGGCCGTGGACTCCGGGGGTGAAGATGGCGTGACGGATAATGCCTACAAGTTCTGGCGCAGATGTCGCCGTGAGGGGCTGGGTAAGCGTATCTATCTCTTCAAGGGGGACAGCGTCAGGCGCAGCAAACTTATCCAGCGAACGTTTCCCGACAACACGGGCAGATCAACGCGCCGCGCACAGGCGACGGGGGATGTGCCTCTTTATCTTCTCCAGACCGATGCCCTTAAAGACCGGGTGAATAATGCGCTGTGGCGTGATTCACCCGGCCCTGGCTATGTGCATTTCCCCGCCTGGCTGGGCAGCTGGTTCTATGACGAACTGACGTATGAGGAACGCTCGAATGAAGGGAAATGGAGTAAGCCAGGCCGGGGCGCAAACGAAGCATTTGACCTGCTCGTTTATGCCGACGCGCTCGCCATCCTTAGTGGTTACGAAAAAATCAAATGGCCGTCAGCTCCTGAGTGGGCACGGCGGGAAACGTGGATCGAGGACACGCAGACGGAAGCTGGCGAAATGCCATCCCCGTCGCCTGCGCCGAAATCTAAATCAAAACCAAAACGTGAGAAGCCCGTAACCGAGCAGGCTAATCCGTGGTCTTCGTCAGGAGGTTGGGTGTGAATCCAGCAGATATTCAAAACATGATCGACCGCTACGCTGCAGCCGAGCTGTCTGTTCTGGAGGGGAAATCAATCACTTTCAACGGGCAGCAGATGACGCTCGAAAACCTGTCGGAAATCAGAAAAGGCCGTCAGGAATGGGAGCGACGACTGGTTACGCTCAATAACAAACGCCGAGGGCGACCCGGCTACAGGCTGGCGAGGTTTGGATGAGTTTTTTAGATGATGCGATTGGCCTGTTTTCACCAGGCTGGAAAGCCTCACGCCTGCGTGCCCGTGCGGTTATTAAGGCGTATGAGGCGGTAAAGCAAACGCGTACCCACAAAGCCCAGAAGGAAAGTCGCTCAGCCGATCAGCTCAGCCAGATGGGGGCGGTTTCACTAAGGCAGCAGGCGCGCTGGCTGGACAACAACCACGATCTGGTGATCGGCGTTTTCGACAAGCTGGAAGAAAGGGTGGTGGGTGCGAAGGGCATCATAGTTGAACCGCATCCGATGCTGAATAACGGCAAGATCGCTAAAAAGCTGGCCACTGATATCCGCAGAAAGTGGGGCGAATGGTCCGTAAAACCCGATGTCACAACCCAGTTTACCCGCCCCATGCTGGAGCGGCTGATGCTACGAACGTGGCTCCGGGACGGTGAGGTATTTGCTCAGCTGGTTCGCGGTACCGGAAATGGTCTTCAGCCGGTTGCGGGCGTGCCGTTCTGGCTGGAAGCGCTGGAGCCGGACTTCGTGCCGATGAACAGCGATGCCGCCACCCAGCTCAATCAGGGCGTTTTTGTCGATAACTGGGGGCGCCCGAAAAAATATCAGGTGTATAAAAGCCTGCCAGTATCCGGGCGTCAGTTCGATACCAAAGAGATAGATGCAGAAAACATGCTTCATCTCAAATTCACCCGACGCCTGCACCAGACCCGCGGAACGTCTCTTTTGTCTGGTGTTCTGATGCGTCTGAGCGCGCTGAAAGAGTATGAGGACTCGGAGCTTACTGCTGCCAGAATTGCTGCGGCACTCGGCATGTATATCAAAAAAGGCGACGGACAGAGCTTCGATTCTGATTCCGGCAGCGATGATCGGGAGCTGATGATTCAGCCCGGTATGCTCTATGACGAGCTGCAGGCCGGGGAAGAAATCGGGATGATTAAATCCGATCGCCCGAACCCTAACCTCGAGTCGTTTCGTAACGGACAGCTGCGTGCCGTGTCCGCCGGCAGTCGCCTCAGCTTTTCCAGCACATCCAGAAACTACAACGGAACGTACAGTGCCCAGCGGCAGGAGCTTGTGGAGTCAACCGACGGATATCTGATTCTGCAGGACTGGTTCATCGGTTCAGTGACTCGGCCCATGTACCGAGCCTGGCTGAAGATGGCTATTGCTGCCGGAGAAATCAAGCTGCCGAGAGGCATCGATATGGACTCGCTGTATAACGCGGTTTATTCGGGGCCCGTTATGCCGTGGATTGACCCCGTTAAAGAAGCGAATGCCTGGAAAACGCAGATCCGCGGCGGTGCTGCTACTGAATCCGACTGGATACGTGCCAGCGGGCGCAACCCGGATGATGTTAAGTCACGCCGTAAAGCGGAGGTTGACGAGAACCGTGAACAGGGCCTGGTGTTTGACACCGACCCCGCCAATGATAAAGGAGGCACCAGTGCCGAAGTCAAAGAACCGGGCGCGCCACAGTCCGAAAGCCAACGCAAAAAGTAATTCGTGGTTCCGCATGCAGGCCAGCAATAACAGCGAGGCCGACATTTTTATTTATGACGAAATCGGGTACTGGGGCGTAACGGCGAAACAGTTCGTCAATGATCTCCGGGCACTTGGGGACGTCACCCACATCAACCTTTATATCAACTCGCCCGGTGGTGATGTCTTCGACGGCATTGCTATTTATAACGCGCTGAAGCATCACGGCGCGGCGATTACCGTGCATATCGACGGTCTGGCGGCTTCCATGGCCTCGGTGATTGCGATGGTAGGCAATCCGGTCATCATGCCTGAAAACACAATGATGATGATCCATTATCCATCACACTACCTCATGGGTACGCATGAAGAACCGGGTTCATTCATTAACTTATTGTTAATTATGAAGAAAGAAAAGATGTTGTTTGCATTGCTTTTCTACTGTTTTTCGGCGTTGCAGTTAAGTGTGTATTGCAATGTGTATTGCAGAATGAGGTTTTATGGTGGGCGAGAACAAGTTAAGCGACAAGGCGTTAAAAGCCTTACATGGTAAACCGCAGCCGCGTCAAAAGATGGTGGCTGATGGTCGTGGACTGTCTATCAGAGTGAGCATGAGTGGCACAGTGAGTTTTGTTTATTTCTTCAGACATTCCGGCCGACAAAGCGCCCCCGTCTGGATGACGTTAGGCAAGTATCCAGATATGACCCTTAAACATGCCAGAGAGAAAAGGGACGAGTGCCGGGCATGGCTATCTCAGGGACTCGACCCACGGATAGAGAACAAACTCACCAAAGAGAACCTGTTCACTCCAGTAACTGTGAAGAACGCTATCGATTACTGGTTTGATAACTATGCCAGGGAAAAGCGCAAAGAGACTGTACGGCTCTATCGCCGTTATGAGAGATACATCTTTCCCTACATCGGCGGGTTTCCTGTCGAGAAATGCGGTCTGTCAGACTGGATCAAGTGCTTCGACCGCATAAAGAAAATCGCGCCGGTTCAGTCTGCTGCAATGCTGATTGAGTTAAAGCAGATCTTCAAATACTGCCGGGTGCGCCAGTATGTGCGGTGCAATGTGCTGGATGATTTGAGCCCTAGTGATATCGGTAAGTATCAGAACAAGAGAGAGCGGCTACTTGAGGAAAGCTACGTCGCCGATCTGTGGGGAGTGTACTTTCATGGTAAAGGCAAAACCCGTGTAATGAATTACAAAAAAAGGATGGCGATTTTGTGCCTTGTGTTTGGATGCAGGCTCAGTGAGGCTCGTCTATCCACATGGGATGAATGGGACTTCGAAAAATGGCTTTGGACGGTGCCGAAAGAGCACAGTAAAAACGGTGAAGAGATTCTCCGCCCGGTGCCTCAGAAAATGCGGCAGTGGATCGTAAACCTGCACGAAGAGACTAAAAGGCGTAGGTACATACTCGGTGAACTGAAATCTGATTCAACCGTCAGCACCATGGGATGCACAAATTTTATATCTCTGAAACATGAAAAACGCTGGTCATTACATGACCTGAGACGAACCTTCTCAACAAGTCTCAACGATATGGGCGTCGATTTTTATGTAGTGGAGCAGCTGCTGGGACACACTATAAAGGGCGTGGCCGGAATCTATAACCGCAGTAAGTATATTCCCCAAAAACAAGAAGCGCTGGACCGATGGGTTGATTACCTTGACGGGCTGGTGGGTGAAGAAAACACAATTAAAGTGATCAAGAAAAGGAGTGCCTGATATGGCTATGTTATCCGTAGTGAAAAAAGAAGATCTCCAGTACATGCCTGAACTTGACCGAATGATTCGTGAACCTGAATGCCGGGCTATGACTACGTTGTCTAACTCAACGCGGTGGCGCATGGAGCAGGAAGGGAAATTTCCTAAACGAATAAAAATTGGGCCTGCAGCAGTTGCTTATCGGCTTTCTGAGGTGCAAGCTTGGATTCGTGGAGATTGGCATCTTGGATGGACTCAATCTCAACCGATGCAGTGAAACTGTAAAATAGGCCAATTAAAAATGAAAAATGTATCAGTTCCCCCGGTGAATTGCGGGGGAACTCCATTTAAGCTAATATCTCTTCTATAAATTACTTTATGGGATGTGAGGCTGATTGTGAAATGGTTTTATGATGCGCTTAATATTCTTGGCGGGATATCATTTGTTTCTGTTGCTGTAATTGGTTATTTTGGTAGGTTATATTTTGAGAGGTATAAACGAAAGCAGGATGAGAAAATAAAAAGCCTACAGTCCCGATTGGACTTGACTAATGCAGAGATGAAATCAAAGTTAGAAAATATTAATCATGTAAGCAAGGCACAATTCGATAAAGAGTTTTCAATATATCATGAAATATGGTCATGCATTTTCGAGGTTGCTGACTCAGTTAGTAAATTGCGCCCTGTGCTTGATCATTTTGATCCAAATGAATCTCGCGAAGAACGTAGGGAAAGAAGACTTAAAGCTTTTTATGATAGATACAATCCTCTTGTGGTAGCAATAGAGTCGAATAGGCCTTTTTATTTTGAGCAAGTTTACACTCTTGTCTGTGAATACAGGGATTTATGCAGAAAAGAGGCTTTTGAATATCAGAATGACGAAGATTACCCGAACTTCAAGGATTATTGGGAGTCTCATGAGGATAATATGAAATTAATTAAAGAAATTATGCAGGAATGTAGTGAAGCTATCCGTGATAGAATTTATTCGTTGACAATAATTAAATGATGCAAGTCATTTTTAATAACTAAAAGGCCCTCTAAAGTAATCTGGCACCTTTACTACTATAAATTAGAAAGGCGGCCATACAGGGCCGCCAGTGCTATAGAACGAAAATAAACCAAGAAAAGACTACCGACCCTCAGTTGGAGATCAATATCATCCTTTCGGCTCGATGCCGCGCCTTCTCAATTCGGCTCTACCCAACTCTTTTAGCCAGTTGCTTGTGCTGGTGTTCTCAGCTTGTGCGAGTTCATCAAATTGCTTACGTAAGTCTGCTGGGATGCGGATAGGAAGCATTGGGGACTTACCACCGCCTTTGGGTTGCTTATCTCTAGATATTGACATGCATATGCCTATAGGTTTAAGGTTAATTTAAATAGGCATATACACTAACATGTGTGAGTCTAGAAAAACAACGCCCTAGACTGCGGGAACAGTACTAGGGCGTCTAACCACAAACCGTTAACTGGAGTAACGACTATGGCTGGAACACAGCATACCCAAACTCACCCAAAATTTACATGGCTATTCCTTGGCACGCCGCGAGGTCACTCCTGTCTCCCGGTAGTTCTTCGCACCGTTGCAGACACTGAAGAAACTGCCCGTGCAAAGTTCTGCGGCTGGGATTTAACCTTTGCCGCTAAAATCCGGACCGAAAGCCCGCTCTCAGTGTCGTTTATGGATCCTGAGAATCGTACCCTGTGGAGCATTCTGGGTAGCGATCCTTACAGCAATGAAGCTGTGACAATGGAGTTGCGCCATGGATAAGTCCGACTTACCCGCTGATTACGAGATCCGAGTACTGGTGACGGTTAAAAACGGTCAGGTTACAGAGCGCCGCCTTCGTCCGGATGAAATCGTGGCCACACCGGAAGGTTTTATCCAGGCAGTTCGTCAGGCTGCTGATGCATACGGTTTAACGGCTACCGACAAGGAATAAATTCATGATTAAAAAATTCAATCAGGGTCAGCCTGAGGGCATCGCTCAACCAAAAATCGAGCTTAACAGTCGCTGGAAAGATTCTCGCGGGGAAAAAATTACTGTCACATGCGTAACGGATAGCCGTATTACGTATGTCCGGGATGGGTATTCACATGAGTGTATTTTTTCTGAGTACCGGTTCCGAAAAGAATTTATTTATCTCCCTGAGGAAAGCAGGGAGTGGCAGGAGACCGTAAAAGAAAACGTGCGTAAAAAAATCGCTGCTCTGCGCTCTTCTCTGCCGCTGAGTGTTGGATCTGACGGATGGGATAAGGGGCTGAAATGAAAAACGCACCGAATCTGAAACACCTGCCAAAAGAAAAATTCACGGAGGCAGTTATTTTTGCCGGGTCAGAAGCATACGCCCATGCGAAGGGTTGGGAAGAGGGGCTTGGTAAACAGATTGCCGAAGATACCACTCCTCCTGTTTACCTTGGGCCAAAACAACTGGCAGAGCTGGATAACCTGCGCATTGTGGATGATGGCCGTCGTGCCGTGCGGATTTATCTGGCAGGGAATATAAAGCCTATCCAGATTAATAACATTGCTGAAAAGCTGGCGCTGGCTGGCGTGCAGGATGCCAAATTGTATAAAGGCATTCCCGACCATGAGCCTGAGGACTGGAGGGAATATCTTTCTCGTCTGCGTGAACAGGTTGAAGTCTCTGTGCGAGAGGAGTCACTGCGGCACAGCCTTCCCTTAAGCGTGGGCTCTGATGGGTACGATCAGGAGCAGGATTACACGTTAAAAAGTTATCTTCCCGCTAACAGCCTGAGCAGTATCTACGGCCCGAGCGGTTCGTATAAAAGTTTTCTGGCGGTGTCCTGGGCTTGTCACGTTGCAGCCGGGATGAAGTGGGCGGGGAAGTCGGTATCAGCCGGCGCTGTGATGTACGTAGTAGGTGAAGGTGGTATTGGCGTTCCGCGGCGAATAAAGGCTTGGGAGAAAAAACACGGTGTGAAACTAAATAATCTGTATCTGGTAAACCGTCCGGTTTTCCCGGTTCGCCGTGAGGAAATGCAGGAGATGATCAAAGCTGCGCGTGACGTTAAGTCCAAAACGGGGCAGCCGGTTCGCCTGATTGTCATAGATACTCTAGCGCGGTGCTTTGGTGGTAACGATGAAAACGATGCTCGTGACATGGGGGCGTTTATTGAAGGCTGCGACGTCATCAAGCGTGAGACTGGCGCCACGTTGCTGGTGGTGCATCATTCAGGAAAAGACGATACCAAAGGCGCACGTGGTTCCAGTGCTTTCAGGGCTGCGCTCGATGCAGAGTTCAATGTCCGGCGCGAGGGGGATGGTGGGGCGATAATCCTGACCTGTACGAAGATGAAAGATGCGGAGGAGCCGAAACAGGCCGCATTCGATCTGCGTCCGATCGAATTGTTCACGGATCGTGATGGTGAGCTTATTTCGTCGCTGGTGGTGCAGGACCTGCCACGAGAGGTACGAGAACCTGATCCGGAACTTGCTGATATCAAGCACCTGACTGGGAACCACGCTGCACTCTGGCAGTCAATCCGGAGCCGAAAAGCCAAAGGTGAACCGTGCAATGTCTCTGTTATACGTGATGATATTACCACTCTGTTTGGAGAGAACGGCCGCAAAGGTTTTAAACGCTGGCTTGATAAACTCGTTAGGGAGAATATTATCTTTATCGATGATTCAGGAGATATCACGATAATTTAACCTGAAAAGTGCGGCAAGAAATGCGCGTGATGCGCGAAATGCTCATAAAACATACACTTGCCGCACTTTTTCCATGTCTATACGAAGAAAGTGCGCGGTTTGGCATTAATCACCTGCAAACCCGCGCCATTACTGGTTTTAATGGCTGTACGGTGCATGTTGGATTGCGCACCTAAGTGCGCGGGATGAAAGTGCGGTGAGAAATGCGCTAGGTGCGGCAAAAAAGATATACTCTTTCATGATTATCAATGTCGATAAATAAAGATATACCTTACTTATTTAACAGCGGTAAATAAAATTGGAATGTAATTATTTTATTTTAAAGAAACGACTGAGCATTTCCGTTGCATTTGGATGCATATAATGAGTTGGATGAGTTACATGCATTGATCTTCCAATTCTAATTGCATTTTTTTTATTTCTTCCAAAAAATAAATTTTTCCATGTAAGTATGTCGCCCTGATTGAATTTATTATCTTTTAATCTTTTTTCTAAGTAACCTCCAAATAGTTTGAACGTATGATAAGGCCTCGACTTCGAATTTTTTATGCTACTCAATTCATGTTCTAACATTTCTATCACTTCACCTTTTGGGTTAGTAATTGAGTAGTTTAGTGGCTTGCAGTATCTTCTTAATTCCCAGATGGTTCTATCCAAGGTTATAATTTCAAAGCCTTCGGTATACATAGTGTTTTGGAAGTATCTATTTGGGCCCTGCTCATTGAGATAATCTATGAATCGCTCACTTTTTACATCTAGGTCTAATTCAAGATATGGGATTTCTTTAATCTTTGCCAGCCCTTTGTTTAAATTGTGATTTAATTTTAATACTGGAACTCTATTATAAAGTAAAATCGCTTTAATATATTTCTCTACGGCTTGTTGCGAAAGCCATAAAAATTGAAAATTCAATTTGTGCTTATAACACAGACGAGCTGAGAGATAATCCTGGTCTGCCATATCCCGAAATGAGCGTCTAGCTGCATCATTCAAAAGGAGTTCGTCATTACGAGTGAGATCCATTTTTTAACCTTTCTGTTTATTCCAATCTAAGACCATACAAAAATTTTTTTTCATCATAAATCTATTTTTCAGATAAAAAACTGTTTACTTACCACTTTTGGTGATCAATCATCATAACCTGTTTACTTATACAGTAGAGGACATCATGAGTGACATTAACGATTTAAACACTGGCGAGACTAAAGGCGGCTCCGTACATCTGGACGCGCAGACCGTTGTACGCCTTAAGCAATACCGTAACGATCATCTGAAAAATCTTCCTGGCCAGCCATTGCCCGGAGTGGCACAGGTAGTCCGGCACGCAGTCAACGCATGGCTTGATGAAAATGGCTTCGCTGTAACGGAAGGTGAAAAATGAAAGGCTGGTACACCATCAAAGCGGCCAGCGATGGCACCAGCGCCAATATCAGCATCTACGAAGAGATCGGCGGCTGGGGTATTACGGCGCAGCAGTTCTCCGAAGACCTGAAAGCCCTGGGCGATATCTCCCATATCAGCCTGCACATTCATTCACCCGGTGGCGATGTTTTTGACGGCATCGCTATCTATAACCTTCTGAATAAACACCCGGCAAAAATCACAGTGCAGATCGACGGTCTCGCCGCGTCTATGGCGTCAGTTATTGCAATGGCTGGCGACCGTATCGTTATGCCCGAAAACGCGCTCATGATGATTCACAAACCGTGGGGAATCTCTGGTGGGAACGCCAACGACATGCGCGACTACGCCGAACTTCTGGATAAAGTCGAAAGTGTCTTGATCCCGGCATATGCACGCAAAACGGGTAAATCAGCCGAATCACTGGCGGAAATGCTGGAGGATGAAACATGGATGGATGGCCGCGAATGTGTAGCGCAGGGTTTTGCTGACGAATTGTTACCCGCCGTCAGGGCAATGGCCTGTATTGAGTCAAAACGAATTGAGGATTTTGAGCATATGCCAAAAGAAATTAAAGGGATGATCACCAGCCCGAAAGGTTCCACCAGTAGCGCTGTACCGGAACAGAACCGCATCAACGGGATTAAGGATCTGTTTGCCATGTTCGGCGGCAAGCATGATTCTCTCAAGATGCAGTGTCTGGAGGATGTGGATTGCACGCCTGAAAAAGCAAAAGACATGCTGCTGACGGCACTGGGTAAGACCTCGACCCCATCGGATAAAACCAGTAACGCGCACATTTACGCAGGTAACGGCAACATTACCGGCGATGCTATCCGCCAGGGGCTTTTTGCCCGTCTGGGTCACGAACGCGCCGAAAGGGGAAACCCTTACGCCATGATGAGTCTGTTTGAAATGGCGCAGGCTTCGCTGGTGGATCGTGGTATCAGCGTCAGTGGTTTCGGGAATCGCTCGCAGATCGTGAACCTGGCATTTACGCACAGCACCAGTGATTTCTCTCATATCCTGGCTGGTGGTGCTGAAAAGTCGGTGCTGACTGGCTGGCAGAACAGCGGGGAAACTTTCCAGCAGTGGACAAAGACCGGTTCTCTGTCGAATTTCCATGAGGCTAAACGTGTCGGTCTGAATGGTTTTTCAGAACTGGATAAAGTCCCGGAAGGTGCTGAATACAAATATGTCACTACCAGCGACAGCGGTGTGCCGATCGCGCTGGCCACCTATGGAAACATCTTCTCTGTTACACGCCAGGCCATTATCAACGATGACCTGAGCCAGCTCACGACCATTCCACAGGCAATGGGGCGTGCCGCCGCACGAACGGTTGGCAATCTGGTCTACCTGCAACTGACCGCCAACAGCAAATTCACAGATGGTAAAGCGTTGTTCCACGCCGACCATAAAAACCTCATCGCTAAAGGGATGGATACAGACGGACTCAATGAGGCCCGTAAGGCTATGCGTCTGCAGGAGGATGCGAACGGCGATCCTATTAATGTTATCCCGGCCTATATCCTTGTGCCTGCCGCGCTGGAAGGCGCAGCCAATCGAGCTGTGCTGTCATCATCTTCGCTGTTCCCGGTAGACCAGAACGGTATGCTGAACCAGAACCCAGGCATTATCAACGTCGTGAAGGATATGGCGCAGGTAGTGGTTGAGCCGCGACTGGACAAGGCCAACAACAAGGAGTGGTACGTCACTGCAGCGCAAGGCACCGACACTATCGAGGTGGCATATCTGGATGGAATGGACGTGCCGTATCTGGAGCAGCAGGAGGGCTTCACTGTGGACGGTATTGCATGGAAGGTGCGTATCGATGCTGGCGTGGCGGCGCTGGATTATCGGGGCATGGTGAAGTCGAGCGGGGCGGCATGACGACAGGAGGGCGGCAGATGCTGCCCTTTTTTAAAAGGTACTCCCGGCGGGGATGCCTGCCACGGGGCGGCGGCATCGCGGGAAACGGCTAGTTTTTGAATTTTATGGACATCATCATCATTCGCTAACTAACTGAATTTTATTATGTAAAACTTTGGAGTAGTGGGAAAGATGATGGATTGTATGTTATTTGTTCGACATCTGAAGGGGAATTATGATGAAAATGATAGTTCTAAATTTAAGTGAGTTGGCGGAAGTGACTGGATTTCATCGGCAGACTATAGCTAAACGATTGTCAAAAGTTCGACCTATTTCTGGTAGCAGTAGCAAGTGCCGAAATTACGAACTCAAAACGGCACTTGCCGCAATCTATTCAAAAAAGTAAACGATTAGAACTCAACAGATTGTGCAGGTACAGAATTTAATATCCAGCACTCTTGATGAATATAGTTTATGTTTAGTTTTTCATAGTATTGCTGATCTAATGCTCTAAAAAGGAGTAGTTTTTGTGGATCAGCTAAGTTAGCTTCATGATCTTTTTTTGCCGTATTCCATTGCTCATGCAAGTCTACCGAAGCTACAAAAGAACCGATCTTCACTCTACGATTGGTCATGTTTGATGAGATTCCAGCATACTTATAAGAGTCAATTACTGTATGTTTTCCATCCCCATCGATATCATTCGGGGAGGATATCCACTTAAACACATGATATAAAAATTGATTTGCAACCCAAGGAAAATCTATACCATTAATATTTTCCGTTGTAGGATTACTCAAACTTTCATGAAGACTCGTAGCCCCGATAAGAATGACATCGGGATCGGCATCTTCACCTCTTTTACGCTGCCCAGCAGGTAAGTAGTTGAAAACACCAGCGAAACATTGACCAAGATAAACGATTGCTTGCTTGAGAACAGGAGTGTTTTTTAACCTGTCCAATAAACGGTATGGGGTTATGATCGGTGCAGAGTCCAGACCATTCATGCTTCCGTGGCCGGTCACAAACATGACCAGATTTTCATAACTATTTGTATCGCAGTCGGTGAAAAATTCAGATGTAGGCTTGATAGTATAATTATGTTGGGTTGCAATAGAAATTAACTTATTAAAGTTGGCTCTATTCTGGCCGTCAATATATATACTAATATTAGATGGCTGTATGCCTGAAGATTCTAAGCAAAATACGCCATGAACTAAATCTTGAACATGGCGATCTTCTGGTTGGTTCTCACAAGGTAAAAATAATACCCAATGTGTATTTCCAGATATTAAACCCATCGTACATATCCTTATGTATTAAACTCTAGCAAATCCTAAGCTAGCAATATTGCTCAACGATTCAGGTTTAGGAATATCTGAAAAATGAATTACCTCATTCATTTCAAGATTATAATCTAATGATTGAAACACAGAGATGACTCTTCCTCTGTTATTTAATGCAAAGAAATCTTTACCAGCCTTTATAAAGAAAGCAACTTTATTGTCATTAACTGCACCCTTCTCGGCCTTGAAAAGAGTCCACTGTCCTTGGTTGATACATTCTTTAACAAAGGTATCTATTTCAGGCAACTCGGATGACCGTATATTTACAAATTTCATTTTAATTACCCCGCGCCAGCGTCTGAAAAATTAAAAAATATACCTTTTACCACTAGTTTTATCGTTAGATCAGCGGAACAAAAAGGCTGTGATTCTAACGATAGCTTTACAATTCAAGTATGAGCGTGATGCGTGTTGCATTGCTGTCATCTCCTCCACCTTTGATTGAAAAAGTCTGTTAGAAATTTTCTTCATTATAGAACGAATTGTACAGCGCTTGCGATGCCACGAATGCTTTTTGCATCATTTTAAGCTAGTAGAATTCTGATTTTGTGTTGTGCTATTCGCCACCTAGTCCCCAAATTGCCATCCTTCGCAGCCTTCATCTTTTGCCATCACCCAGCAACCGTGTATTGCAATGCGTATTGCAATGAAGCTCAAACGGTTTTGTATTGTGATTTTTAATCTTATTTATCAGTAGGATGATTTCAATGTATTGCATGATGATCCATAAGCCCTGGGGGTTTGCTGGTGGTGACGCGAGCGATATGCGCGACTATGCGGATCTTCTCGACAAGGTTGAATCCGTTCTTATCCCGGCTTATGCGCAGAAAACCGGAAAATCCACCGAAGAAATTGCGGCAATGCTGGAGGACGAAACCTGGATGAATGGCAGCGAGTGCCTTGAACTGGGTTTTGCCGACCAGGTGACACCATCTCTTCAGGCTATGGCCTGTATTCATTCAAAACGTATTGAGGAATTTGAAAAAATGCCAAAAAGCATTCGCAACATGATCACCCCGCCGTGCAACACTACCCAACGTGACCCGGTTATTACCCAGCCTCAGGCACCGCAGGAAAAAACAGACCCGGCACCGGATGAAAATACGATCCGCGCGCAGGTGTTGGCTGAGCAGAAAGCTCGTGTTAACGCTATCGGCGATCTCTTTGCCATGTTCGGCAATAAGCACATGGAACTGCAGAACCAGTGTGTAGCCGACCCTGATTGTTCCGTCGATAAGGCGAAAGATTTGCTGCTGGCAGAACTCGGTAAAACGGCCACGCCGTCCAATAAAACCACCCAGTCGCATATTCATGCGGGCAATGGTAACTTCGTCGCGGATGGTATTCGCCAGGCACTGATGGCGCGTGCGGGGTTCGAAGGTCAGGAGCGGGATAACGTTTATAACGGTATGACGCTGCGCGAGTATGCGCGTATGGCCCTGACTGAAAAAGGTATCGGCGTGGCCAGCTACAACCCGATGCAGATGGTTGGCCTGGCGCTGACCCACAGCACCTCTGACTTTGGCAACATTCTGCTTGATGTTGCGAACAAAGCGCTGATTCAGGGCTGGGACGAGGCGCAGGAAACCTTCGAGCAGTGGACCAAAAAAGGCCAGCTGTCGGACTTCAAAACGGCGCATCGTGTCGGTATGGGTGGTTTCCCTTCTCTGCGAAAAGTTCGCGAAGGGGCTGAGTACAAGTACATCACTACCAGTGATAAAGGCGAAACCATCGCGCTTGCCACGTATGGTGAAATCTTCTCAGTAACCCGCCAGGCGATCATCAACGACGATCTGAACCAGCTTACCGACGTACCGATGAAGATGGGGCGCGCGGCGAAAGCAACGATTGGCGATCTGGTTTACGCCATTTTGACTAAAAACCCGAAACTCTCAGACGGAAAGGCGCTGTTCCATGCCGATCACAAGAACCTGAGCGCGGGCGCAATTTCTGTGGCCAGTCTGGACGAGTCGCGCAAGCTGATGCGCCTGCAGAAGGAGGGGGAGCGAACCCTGAATATCCGTCCGGCCTACATGCTGGTGCCCGTCGCCCTGGAAACTCTGGCAAATCAGACCATCAAGTCGGCCAGTGTTAAAGGTGCAGATATCAATGCCGGGATCGTTAACCCTATCCAGAACTTTGCAGAAGTCATTGCAGAACCACGTCTGGATGAGGCTGATGCGAAAGCCTGGTATCTGGCTGCCGCGAAGGGCACCGATACCATCGAGGTTGCGTATCTCAACGGCGTCGATACCCCTTACATCGATCAGCAGGAAGGCTTCACCACTGATGGTATCGCCACGAAAGTACGTATCGATGCCGGTGTGGCACCGCTGGACTATCGCGGCATGACCAAATCCACTGGTCAGTAAAAAAGAGTCCTGACAAACAGATGCCCGTAAGGGCTTTTTTTATACCTGAAACCAGCCCCGCAAGGGGCTGAATGGAGAAATTTATGGCTAAGAGCTATGCGCAGGACGGGAAAACGATCCCTCTGGTAAACATTGGTACAACCGACATTCAGAGCGGCGATCCGGTTGTGGTTAGCAAACTTATCGCTGTGGCGATTACGGATATTCCTGTCGGCGATACCGGGGACGGCATTACTGAAGGGGTATTCCTCCTGCCAAAAGTCCCCGCTGATGCAGTTACTGCCGGGGCGCAGGTGTATCTGAAGGACGGCAAAATCACGATCGAAGAAACGGATGCCGTTGCCGCAGGTATCGCCTGGGAAGAGGCAGGGGCAAGCACCACCGTTGTTGAAGTTAAGATCAATGCCTAACCCCTTTGACCGGATGGCGGCGCGCATGGACGCGGCCACCATAAAAAAAATGGGAAAGACAGCGATCATCAATGGCACCAGCTATGACGTTGTTCCCGCCGAGCAACTGGAGGAAATGGGGCCATTGTCGGGAACAGGTACTTCGCTGGTGGTTTTCTCTGAGCTTTACCAGCCACGCCGAAACGACAGTGTCGATTACGACGGTAAAAACCTGACCGTTACCCGCTATGACATGTTCAACGGAAAACCCCGCATCCATCTCGAATGAGGAGGCGCTATGTCCGTGAAAGGACTGGAAAGGGCTATTCAGAACCTGAACAGCCTCAGCCGGTTAATCGTTCCTGAGGCAACCGCAAAAGCACTTAACCGGGTGGCCAGCAGAACGATAAGCCAGGGGAGCAAAGCTGTAGCGAAAGAAGCAACAGTTGATGATAACCGGAAAAAGGGGCTTCCGGTTCGTCTGGTCCGCCAGCGTTCCCGTCTGCGCAAGGCCCGTCACGATCGCCTGGTCGCGTCGATAAAAATCAACCGCGGTAATCTTCCTGCGATAAAGCTCGGCACGGCGCGCGTCCGGCTCTCGCGTAAAAAAGGGGCCAGAAACGGAGCGGGCAGCGTCCTCAAAATCGGCCCCTATACCTTTCGTAACGCTTTTATTCAACAGCTTGCCAACGGGCGCTGGCAGGTCATGCGGCGCGTAGGTCAGGCCCGTTATCCGATTGATGTGGTCAAAGTTCCTCTTGAGACACCGCTCACCGTGGCATTCACCGCTATTTCAAAGCGCCTTATTGAAAGCGATATGCCCAAAGAACTTTCCGCAGCCCTGAAAAACCAACTGAGGATCCACCTGAAGCGATGAACAGACACAGCGCAATTCGTGCAGCCATTCTGGCAAAACTGAAAGCCGATATCACCGACACGGTCACCTGGTTTGACGGGCGCCCTGTTTTTCTTGAAGAGCAGGATCTCCCTGCCGTGGCTGTTTACCTTTCTGACGCGGAGTACACCGGCGATTCGCTTGACGAAGATTCGTGGCAGGCGGTTGTTCACATCGAGGTATTTCTTAAAGCCTCCAGCCCCGACAGCGCGCTGGATTCCTGGATGGAAGAGAAAGTGTATCCGGCAATGACCTTCATCCCGGGTCTGACCGAACTGGTTGAGACGTTCACCCCGCAGGGTTATGACTATCAGAGGGATGATGAAATGGCCACCTGGGGTTCAGTCGATTTCACTTACTTAATCACCTATTCAATTTAAGAGGTACTTATGCCTACTCCAAACCCACTGGCCCCCGTGAAAGGTGCCGGTACCACACTCTGGCTTTACACCGGAACGGGCAACGCTTTCACTAACCCACTCTCGGATATCGACTGGAACCGCCTGGCAAAAATTAAAGAGCTGACGCCGGGCGAAATGACCGCCGAATCGTATGACGACACCTACCTCGACGACGAGGACGCCGACTGGAACGCGACCGCTCAGGGGGCAAAATCTGCTGGCGACACCTCTTTCACCCTCGCCTGGAAGCCGGGTGAAGAAGGGCAAAAAGACCTGGTCGCATGGTTTATTGATGGCTCAGTACGCTATTACAAAATCAAATACCCGAACGGTACCGTCGACGTTTTCCGCGGCTGGTGCAGCAGCCTGGGTAAAGCCATTCCGGCAAAAGAGGTTATTACCCGCACAGCGAAAATCACCAACACCGGCAAGCCGGAGCTGGCTGAAGAAAGCGGGAGCCCGAATATCCCAGTCACCGGCGTTACGCTCGATAAAGCCACGGCAAGCGTGGCCGTCGGTGCAACCACAACGCTCAATGTGACGGTTAATCCTGCCAGCGCCTCTGATACCTCGTTCCGCGTGGCAACCTCCGACGGGGCAAAAGCAACGGTCACCGTTAGCGGCAACGCGATCACCGTCACCGGCGTGGCGGCAGGCACCGCTGACGTTATTGTTATGACCAGCGACGGTAATTTCGTTGCGGTCTGCAAAGTCACCGTAACTGCAGCGTAAGGAAGGACGCATGTTTCTGAAAAAAGAGAAGTTCACCTGGCAAACAGAATCCCTGACCATCTTCGAGCTGTCGGCGCTGCAGCGTATTGAGTACATCACGTTTATGGCCGCAGAGGAAAAGGCCGTCAGCGCTGACAGCGACGGCATCAGCGATCAGGAAATGACGGCCAGGCTGATAGGCTCAAATATTCGCTGCGGTGCGCGTTTGATCGCGATGTCTTTGTGGCATAACGATCCGGCCGGCACGGATGTGGAAACGCTTTATCAGCAGGTGCTTAGCGGCTGGCCGCCAGAGGCAATCGGTAAAGCAGAAATGGAAATAAAGCTGCTCTCCGGCATGCTCATTCCGGTTGAGGGTGACAACGCTGCCGATCCGGATGCCTCAGCGGAGGCCGAAAGCGCTGAACCCATTACGGCGGAAAAGCCCTTGCCAGCGAGCTGAAGTTTGTCCTGAATCTGGCGCGCGAGTTCGGGCGACCCGACTGGCGCGCCATGCTGGCTGGAATGACTTCCAGTGAGCTGGGCGACTGGCACCAGTTCTACCGGGAGCATTATTTTCAGGACGCGCAGCTCGATGCGCATTTCTCAGAGCTGCTTTATTCCATCTCCACTCTTTTCTTCCGCGACCCGGAACTTACCCCCGCACATTTCAGCCTGCTTTCTTCTTCCGGTATCGTCATCAGCGATGACGAGCCGGATGATGATGCGCTGATGACCGCAGCTGAGGGGATAACAGGAGGTATCCGATATGGCCCAGCAGATTAGCGATCTGGTCATCAACCTTGACGTCGACAGCGCCACGTTTAGTGAGCAGGTTGCCCGCATAAAGGGCCAGCTAACCGGGATGGCTGAGGACTCTGAAAAAGTCCAGACGCGAATGCAGCGCGCTTCCGAGCGGCAGGCGGCTGCGTTTAAAACCGTGGGCGACGCTGGCGCGGCGGCTGCCGCAGATATGAAATCCCGCCAGTCGGCCGCAACGGAAGGGCTGACCAAAGACTGGCAGAACGTTTCAAAGTCCGTTGATGAAACTCACCGCCGCGTGACCGAGCTTAATCAGCGTATGCGGGAAAATGACGGACAGGCCGCAGCGCTTGCCCGCCGTCAGGATGAACTGGCGGCATCCTTTTTCCGCCAGATTGACGGCGTTCGCCAGCTCAATGGTGAAACGCAGTCGCTTGCGAACGTGCAGGCGCGCTTTCGTGCGGCAAGGGCACAGGGCAATATCACCCAGCAGGATTATCTCGCCCTGATTTCCCGCACCACGGCCAGGCAAAAAGAGCTGCAGATCGTTGAGGAAAAATCGGCCGCCGCGCGTACCCGATTCCTCAGTCAGCTGAAGCAACAGGTCGCAGAGCAAAAACTCTCCGGTACCGAGTTGCTGCGCATGAAGGCGGCGCAGGTTGGTGCAAGCGATGCGGCTGAGGTCTATATCCGCAAGCTCGAGGCTGCCAAAGTGGCCACGCACGGTCTGGGCCTGCAAAGTGCCGCAGCGCGGCAGGAACTGGGGATACTGATCGGCGAGGTCATGCGCGGTAACTTCGGTGCGCTGCGCGGCTCCGGGATCACGCTGGCGAACCGGGCAGGATGGATAGACCAGCTGCTGTCGCTGCGCGGGCTTGGGATCGCCGGCATGGTTGGTGGTATTGCCGCGGCGGTTTACGGGCTGGGTAAAGCCTGGTATGACGGCAGCAAAGAGTCCGAGGAATTTAACAGGCAGCTGATCCTGACCGGGAATTACGCCGGGAAAACGTCCGGACAGCTACAGGCACTGGCGCGCTCACTGGCAGGTAATGGCATCACACAGCATGCTGCTGCAGGTGTGCTGGCGCAGGTTGTCGGAAGTGGTGCGTTTAGCGGCAATGATGTCAGCATGGTGAGCAATGTTGCTGCCAGGCTGCAGCAGGCCACCGGGCAGGCCGTCGACGAAACCATCAACCAGTTTAAACGCCTGAAGGATGATCCGGTTAATGCAGTCACAACGCTCAACGATTCGCTGCATTTTCTGACGGCCACGCAGTATGAACAGATTGCCTCTGCTCAGGCGATGGGAGATACGCAGAAAGCATCAGAGCTTGCCATGCGTGCGTATTCTGATGCGGTCATTCAGCGGGCCGGGGCGGTTGAGGAAAATCTTGGCTCCCTCGAAAAAGCCTGGAACTGGGTGAAGAATGCGGCCTCAGGCGCGTGGGATGCGATGCTGGGCATAGGGCGTAATCCTGACACCGCGATGAAGCGCCAGGACTCTTTTGCTGAATGGCAGGCAGCAGAGAAAGAGTACCGTGCTCTGTCCGGCAATCTCAAGGTTGATCCGGATTATGCCGGTAACAACGTTCTGCAAAAGGCAGATGCGGAAAGGCTGAGAAACGCGCGCCAGCAGGTAGAGCTTAAGAAGCAGGCTTACGATCTTGCCGATAAGCAATATGCCCAGGAAGGGCTGGCAGCTGCCAGGGAAAAAATGCGGACGGAACAGCAGACACAGGCCGTCCGGACCCAGCAGCAATTTAATCAGATGGTTGAATCCGGGGCGACGGCGGCAGAAAAACGTGCCCTTGCGGAGAAAAAACTCAGTCAGCTTATTGCTAAAAACCGCCAGGATGCGAAAGACGGCATCGCCACGTTGTGGACTGAAAAGGACATAGCGGCAGCACGCGCCGGGATTGAAAAGCAGTGGAAGGATCCCAAAACGCCGAAAGGCAAAAGCTACTCAACGCCAGCCGGGGACAAAGCTGAAGAAAAAGCGCAGGCTGAACTTCTCACCCTTCAGGCCCAGCTTAAAACACTCGAGCAGCATACCAGCGTAAACGACGTCATAAGCAAACAGCGGCAGGATCTCTGGCAGACTGAAAATCAGTTCGCCGTTCTGCAGGAGGCGGCTGGTCGTCGTCAGCTTACGGCGCAGGAAAAATCCCTGCTTGCGCACAAGGAAGAAACGCTCGAGTACAAGCGGCAGCTGGCCGACCTGGGCGATAAGGTTGCCAGGCAGCAAAAGCTCAACCAGCTGACCGACCAGGCCGTGAAGTTTGAGCAGCAGCAAAAAGCCGCCAGGGCGGGTTTACAGGCTCAGTCTGAGGGGCTATCTACCCGCGAGGCCGGGCGACAAACCACCATGCAACGTCTCAGCGAGAGCTATTCATATAACCCTCAGGCGCAGCAAAAGGTTCTGGAAGAGCAAAGGGCGACGTTCGAGGCTGAAGATGCCCTGCGCGCTAACTGGCTGGCCGGTGCGAAACAGGGCTGGGCCGAATATCAGGATTCAGCGACAAACGTTTTCAGCTCAGTTCAGCAGATTTCGCAGGCAACGTTCAGCGGGCTGGCGGGCCAGCTTACCAGCCTGACGACAACCGGGAAGGCGAGCTTCCGGGACTTCACCAGCTCAATCCTCAAAATGATTGTGTCTGTTATCAACCAGCTGCTGGTGGCTTACACCATCCAGAGCGCAATGGGCTGGGTGAGCGGCGGGGCGAAAGCCTCCTCTGCAGGTCAGTCATTCGCGGTCCCTTCATACCGGCCACAGGGTTTTGACGTGGGCGGTTTTACCGGGCACGGCGGCAAGTACGAGCCAGCCGGTATCGTTCACCGCGGGGAATTCGTCTTCACCAAAGAGTCAACCAGCCGCATCGGCGTGGCGAATCTCTATCGCCTGATGCGCGGGTATGCCTCGGGTGGTCTGGTCGGCGGCGGGAGCGCAGCAGGGGCTGGCATGGGCGGGATCAGTGTTTATGCCCCTGTGAACATCAGCCAGCGGGGGAGTGACGGGAGCATAAATCAGGCGAACGCCACGGGGACGGCGAAACAGCTGCAGGCGATTGTTCAGCAGACAATCACCGAGCGACTGAAAAAAGAAATGTCCGCAGGCGGCGTGCTTTATTCGAGGAGGACACCGTGACAGACACGTTTACCTGGCGCACGCGAAAAACCGCGCAGGGCACTGAAACGGCTCGAACGCTGCAGGCCCAGTTCGGCGATGGCTACAAACAGATAGCGGGGATGGGGATCAACGACAAACAGGAAACGTGGAACCTGGACTGGACGGGCACCAGACA